TTTAGAGACTATGCTTTACTGTACTCCTATGAAGTAAAGGACAGGAGAGTTGCGGAGTCAGCGGCTCATGAAAGATTAGCAAAAGAGTGTGACAATATTAATGAATGGTTTAAATTACCTCACGCTGTAGCTAATGAACTTATATTGGAAGTGATCCATGAACACTGATAAAACAACTGATAATCTAGTTTCGGATATTTACAAGATGATGGTTAGCAAGGATGCTGACCCGTCCGTAGATGTTGAGGCAGAGATTGAGAAGTTTGGGGAAGGTGTCAAGGCTCTTATGCGTACAGAGTTTGGCAGGGAGAAGCGAAAGGATAACCGTAAGCTCCGCCTGTCAAACATTGGTCGTACTGACAAGTACCTTTGGAATCATGTCAACGGTACTGAGGGAGAAACCATTGCACCTCACACTTATGTCAAGTTTATGTACGGACATTTGATTGAGGAGATGTTGTTGTTCCTCACGCGCATGGCGGGACACTCAGTCACCGATGAGCAGAAAGTATGCAAGGTGGAGGGCGTATTGGGCCACATGGATTGCAAAATAGACGGTATTGTGACCGATGTTAAGTCTGCCAGTAGTTTTGGATTTAAGAAGTTTAGGGACGGAACGCTAGCTTTTGATGATCCTTTTGGCTACATTGACCAGATAAAAGCCTACGCTCATTCCTGTGGGGATCGACAGTTTGGTTGGCTAGCTATGGACAAAGCTAACGGTCATTTGACTTATCTCAAGTATGACTTGGACGATAAGGAAGCTCCTGTTTACAATGCTTTGTCTCAGGATATTACTGAAAGGATACGACATGTAAAAAAGCTAGTGGAACAGCCAGAGCCGATAAAGGTTTGTTACGAGCCTTTGCCGGATGGCAAGTCAGGAAACTTAAAACTGGCTATTGGTTGTTCGTATTGCCAATTCAAAAAGCACTGCTACCCAGAATTAAGAGTATTCAATTATTCATACGCTCCAAAATTCTTATGTAAGGTAGTCAATGAACCTAAAGTACAGGAGTTAGTTTTAAATGAAGAAGGTTTTTAGGTCGGGACTAGAGTCAGCTTTGTATGACAAACTTAATAAAGAGTTTAAGTATGAACCATATAAACTACCATATATTATATCTAAAAAGTATCTTCCAGACTTTGTACATGAGGATAAAAAGATACTGATAGAAGCTAAAGGTTATTTTAGAGTAGGGGATACACAAAAATACACATCCATAAGAGACTCTATTGAGAATTGGGAATTAGTATTTGTACTGTCAGACCCTAACAAAAAAGTAAGGAAGGGAAGTAAGATGACAATGGGGCAGTGGTGTGACAAGGAAGGTTTTGCTCACTTTACTGTAAAGACAACAAAAGAGTTATTGAAGTATGTGAGGGATAAAAATGTCACTAACACTTGAAGAACTAAAGGAGGAGATTGTTAGGGAGTATGATGTTGTTTTACTCTGTGAGGTTTTAGACATAACTCCTGAGGATATTTTGGAAGCTTTTGAAGACAAACTAATTATTAATAGAGATAAGTTTACTGAGGATACTGAAGATGAGACTTAATGACGCAACACCCGCTGAGTGGGACAGGTTACGAAAGGAAATACCTGCCATAGAGAAAGTACCCAATATAGACAAAGCTATGAAAGCTTATGTGGACATGGCTGATAAAGAACTTGAGGATGTAGTTAATAAACCTAAGCATTATAATACAGGTAATATTGAATGTATTGATGCAATAGAGGAGTCCATGTCCAGCGTTGCATTCAAAGGCTATCTCAAGGGCAACTGCTTGAAGTACCTTTGGAGATATGACTATAAAGGTAAGCAGGTAGAGGACTTAAATAAAGCTCAGTGGTATTTAAATAAATTAACAGTAATGGTGAAAGGGGAAAATAAATAATGGATCAGTATCAACAGTTTATACATAAGTCAAGATATGCACGTTGGCTGACTGAAGAAAAGCGTAGAGAGACTTGGGAGGAGACAGTACAACGATACGTAGACTTTTGGGTCAACCGTGGACAGCTTGATAAGAAGACAGCCAAGCGCTTGTACAACGGTATACATAGTTTAAAAGTAATGCCCTCCATGCGTTGTATGATGACAGCAGGGGAAGCTTTGGACAAGGACAATGTTGCAGGTTTTAACTGTAGTTACTTACACATAGACTCACCACGATCCTTTGATGAGCTAATGTATGTACTTATGTGCGGCACAGGTGTTGGTTTTAGTGTTGAACGTAACTTCATAAGTAAGCTCCCTGTCATTGCTGAGTCTTTCCATCCATCCGATAGTGTCATCGTAGTGGCTGACAGTAAGATAGGTTGGGCATCAGCATTCCGTGAACTAATAGCCATGCTGTATGCAGGTAAAATACCTAAGTGGGACATGAGTAAGATTAGACCTGCCGGAGCTAGACTTAAGACATTCGGAGGTAGAGCTAGCGGACCTGAGCCTTTGTTGGATTTATTTAATTTTTGCATTGAGGTGTTCACTAAAGCCGCAGGACGTAAGCTAACATCAATAGAATGTCATGATGTTGTTTGTAAAATAGCTGACATTGTAGTGGTCGGTGGTGTGCGTAGGTCTGCTTTAATTAGTTTATCTAATTTATCTGACCCACGGATGGCTAAGGCTAAGATGGGTGATTGGTGGCGTAATGAAGGACATCGTAGGCTTGCTAATAACAGTGTAGCGTACACAGAGAAGCCTGACTTTGAGTCATTCCTGTCTGAGATGCAAAACATGTATGAATCCAAAGCAGGTGAGCGTGGTATCTTTAGTCGTATTGCGGCACAAAAGATAGCCGCTAGGAATGGTCGTAGAGACCCTGAGCAGGACTTTGGTACTAACCCTTGCTCTGAGATTATCCTACGTAGTAATCAGTTCTGTAACCTATCTGAGGTTGTTGTAAGACCTACGGATACTAAGGCTATGCTTAAGGATAAAGTAGAGCTTGCGGCTATCATAGGGACGCTACAGGCTACTTTGACTGACTTTAGGTATCTACGTAAGTTATGGCAGAGAAACACAGAGGAAGAGGCATTGCTTGGCTTAAGTTTGACAGGCATTATGGATCATAAAGTATTAAGTAAGGACATTGCGTCAGTTACGTGGCTAGAGGATTTAAAAGATGTGGCAATCAAAACTAATAAACTTTGGGCAAAGAAGTTGGGAATCAATCAGTCAACTGCTATTACGTGTGTTAAGCCTAGCGGTACTGTATCTCAGCTTGTCGATAGCGCTAGTGGCATTCATCCTAGGTTTTCTAAGCATTACATTAGAAGAGTACGTTCAGACGCGAAAGACCCGCTTGCTGAATTCATGTCAGCCACCGGATTCCCCGTAGAACAAGACCTAATGAGTCCATCGTCCTTGGTCTATAGTTTCCCTGTGAAGTCTCCAGAGACTAGCGTTACAGTCAAACAGGTAGGTGCAATGCAACAGCTCAAACTATGGAAAGCCTACCAGAATCACTGGTGTGAGCATAAGCCAAGCATCACTGTTTATTATACAGATGATGAGTTCTTGGAAGTAGCACAGTGGATATGGAATAACTTTGACTTGTGCAGTGGGATTAGTTTGTTGCCAGTTAGTGATCATGTGTATCAGCAAGCTCCTTATGAAGACATCAGCGAGGAAAAGTATCAGGAGTTAGTACAACAGATGCCTGTGGGTGTTAATTGGAATGACCTTGAACAGTTTGAACAAGAGGATAATACTACAGGTAGTCAAGAGTTAGCGTGTGTAGGTGGAGCATGTGAAATAGTGTAGATAAAACTAAGGGGCCTTAAGTGGCCCCTTTTTTATTCTTCTCTAGTTCTTGCAGTCATCAAGCCAACACCTAAAGGAGACTGTAAACCTCGTCCCACACTGTCTGGACGAGTATTAACATACTGAGTCAATATTTCTTTTGCGTCCCCTCTACCTTTTGTTTTTTCTGGTTTAGGTTTATTTTTTTCTTTAAAGTCTTTTCCTTGTTTTTGTGTTTGTTTTTTTGCCCATTTGTTGTTCATTATATCAATATGCATTGGACCTGCTACAGCAAGAACATCTGTTGGTAAAGCTTTTTCTATCCCTTTACCTAAAACAGGCATTTTTTCTAAAAAGTTATGTACGTCTGACATATAAGCAGTTACTCTCCCATTAGGAAGCACTTTATAAATTGCGTTCACGCCACCTTCAACTACAGCGTTTCCTACAAAACTACTTTGAACCCAAAGTCCATTTTTTGCTACGTCTTCAGAGGATTTACTTAACACTTTAAACTGACTATCTTTTTTACCAGATTGCTTTAATAACTCTTTGTACAAATTTTCAGTAGAAGGTCTTTTAGGAAAAGCAGTAAGGACTTTTCTAATTGTTTTATTTACAGGGTTTTTAAAAGCAAAGTCTTGTAAATGGTTTCCAGAAGCGCCACCACTAGGTTCTTTGAATATAACTTTTGTAGGTCTATCTGAAGAAATTCCCCAAGCTTCTGTAATATGTTCATAAGCTTTCTTAGAGTCTTTAGGGGAAGTGTATTGTCTTTTACCGTTAAGTTCTGTTTTTGTTGCTTTAACACCTGACTGAAAAGATTCTAAATTTAAAGGTTTATAGCCTTGTACTGTACTAAAGTCTTCAACGTCAATAAGAGAAGAACCTACATTTCCTTGTCTTCCAGATTGCTCAACAACATGTCTATTATAAATAGCTTGAGCCATTGCTTTTTCAATGTCACGAGGTGTTGAGTTTGGATCATTTAAAATACTTTTAACTTTCTTTTGACTTTGTCTTGC